TTATTCTGCAGTGGCGCCGTAGCAATCGAGGTATAGGAGTTTAAAAAGTCCATAGCGTCATAGCAATGCAGTGAAGTAGTCCGGGCATTTATATCATTGACCGGGGTGTCGGAATAGCCGGTGAACATCGGGATGGTCTCGCCGCCGAAACCGGTCTGGATGATGACCGGCCGCCCGGAGTCGATATTCGGCCCCAGAGCCGTCCCAGAGGCCGCCAGATAGGCCGTAGAGGCATTATTGAGTACAACGTCAGCTTGGCGCTGGACTATGCCGTAAGGGTACTGGTCGAGGCTCATAGAGGTATTCCAGGAAACTATGCCCGATGATGGGATTTTAGTGTAGTCATACAGCTGGGCGGCCGCGATCGTCCCGCCGCCGGTGGTCTTTAGAATGTCGGAGCCACCGATGACGGAAGTACCGATGGTGAAGTACTGGATGCCTGAAGCCGTCTGCTTATCCCAACTGATTAATATACCGTTGTTAACCGTCCGGTAATTACTATTAACAGCGCCGGAGAAGCTGGCGGTGACAGATTGCATTTTCTTAAGTCTGCCTTACTTCGACATCCAGCTGCTGGTAGAGGCTCGAGCCAGGGACATAGGGATATTTAGTGTAGTTCGGCAGCCCGGAGAAAGTCAGGATACCATTGGCGGTTTCGGCTGATAAGTCGTTAGTGTAAACGATGCCCGAGCCGGTGCCGATCAAACCCATAATCTGCTGGTAGCCGGAGATGGTCAGGTTAATAAAGCTCATCTGGGCCATATACTTCTGTCCTAAGTGATTGCGCTGCTGGCTACCGTCAATCGCCGTGACGTCAGTCTGGATCTGCAGCGGGCCTTCCTGGAGCTGGGACGGCTGGATACCTAAGACCTGTCCATTGAAATATATACTCATGATCAACCTGTAGGTAATACCCCGATATTAGGCAGCGCACCGTTAAAGCCATTGGCCCGTGATAACCGCTGCAGTTCCCGATAGATGGTGGCCGCCAAGTCCTGGACATTACCGCCCGCTACTACGCCGACGTTGACTGTCAGGTTCACCGAACCATGGCCCATCATTCCGGAAGACTTATCTGCTGGGATGACTTGGCTGCCCCGCGGCAGATTTACCAGTTCTGGTCCCTGCTCACCGACTAAGGACAACCCGCCAGGGGCGAAATCCGTACCACCGGCAAAACCGGGGATATGGCTCAGCAGACCGCCAACTTTATTAGGGACAGATGTTATCGTGTTCTTTAAGCCCCTAATCACATTCTCGACATCCTGTACACCGCTTTTAATCCCTGAAAAAGCTGTCTTAAACGGCGCTTCGATAGCATCGACAATCCCGCTTAAGATTTTTTCAGTATCTTTGACCAATGCCTGCCATACGCTGTCGATATCGTGCCATAGGTTTGTAAAAAATCCGCTGACCGAACGCCACACATCCATGGCTACGGCTTTGACTTGCTGCCAATGTGTGATTAAAAGCGTCCCGGCCAGGATTATGGCACCAATGATCAGAATGATGGGATTGGCTTCCAGTAACGCCGTGAAGCTTATCCAGGCACCTTTTATAAGGGCCATAGCTCCCATGAATGCTTCGGCCGCGCCGCTTAAGAACATTGCCGTCTTGACCGCCAGGAAACCGATAATCAGCGCATCAATCACCCATTTATGGTCAGCAATAAAGTTTATGATGCCTGCAAAGTGGGAGGCGAACGTAATCATCGGCGGGATTAGCATCAGAAAATCACCCACCAGCTTAATCAGCCCGGTTACCAGCTCAGTAATCGCTTGTCGGTTTTTATTAAAGGCATTGAGTAAGCCGCTTCCAAGTGAACTGGTTAAGTTGCCAAAGGCGGTCAATATCGGCCCGATAAGCGGTCCGCCTATTTTTATGAGGTCTGCAATCAGCGAATCTAAGCCATTGACGAAAACCTTAAGTCCCTGGGCCATCTGGCCGGTGAAGAATTCGCTGACAGATCCGAAGGCATTGATAATCATCTCAGCCTGTTGCGCCATAAAGCTGCCGAAATTCCCTAACCCTCCGGCTACACTGCCCATAATCGGGGCCATTGTCTGCAGCAGGTCAGTAATCGCCGGTGTAAAGTTCTGGAACGCCTGGACTAATCCGGTGGCAGTCTGGGTGGCTATCTGGTTGAATTCCGGAAGAAAAGGTTTAACCGTCTGGTTAAAATCCGTCTTGATGCTGGTCAAGGCATTATGGAAGCTGTTTTTAAGCGTCTGGGCGGAGTCTGAGCCGTATAAACCCAATCCTATTACCGCGGCTGTCGCACCAAGCATGGCGGTTCCAACGATAGCGAAGCTCGCAGCGGCTACTAAGCCTAACGCCTCTGTAGCAAGCATTGTGCCGCCGAGCGCTAGTCCTAAAGGCTTTAAGGACTTCTTCATGGAGGTCACGCCGTCATCGAACTTTGCCGAGGCCTCTTTCATCTTAAGCTGGGTCTCTTCAGCTTCATCGCGTACTTTCCTAAAAGACCGGGTCAACGATTCCGTATCGCCGGTGAATACTACCCTCAGCCGCTTTGTGTCATCCATTTTTTGCCCTATCCGCCTCAGATTGATTTAGTTGATTCTCTATATTCATTATGTCTATAAACCGCCTAACAGTTGAGGCGGGCTGAGATGCTAGCTCGCTCGGCGTCCAGCCGAATTTTTCACATAGCCGGTATTCAATCAACTCGATTGGCGCGGTCTTAGAGCCGAGCAGCGCCTTTGTGACCCCGGCTACGAAGCTTTTTTTGAGGACTTGCTCTCCTCGATTTTAGCTCCAAGCACCGTGACTAATTGCTCTATATCCGGTCGCTGCAGCTTATCCAGATTCTCCTGGGTAATCGGCAACACATTGCCGTCTTTATCGTCCAGGTTCCAGCCTTTGATGCAGGCCAGCAGCATGGCATCGACCTCGTAGCTGGCTTCACCCTCTTTAGAGGTATTAAGCAGCTTTTTCATATCACCCCAAGCAAGGTTGGTTAATAAATCAACCCAGTAGTCCGGGTTGCTGTTTAAAGTAACTTTTTCAATCTGGTCATCGTTAAAATACGCCATGTTTTCTCCTTATACTGGTATTATCTGTCAATCTCTCGAACTGTTGACTTGACATCTACTGTCCGCTGTGGTATAAGTATTTCTAAATATATAAGGAGCATGGTCAAGAAATGAGCAAAAGTAAAAGTAAACCCTCGTGGAAGTTGGTAGTTTTCATCTTTATTGTATTGATGATTATATTGACTCTGGCAAACAGCGGTAATAAAAAAGCCGCCAATAACCCAGTAGTAGCGGCCAATCAGTCGCAACCGGTAGCCAACAAGCAACTGCCAGCAATCGGCCAAGCCGTACGTGATGGTAAGTTCGAATTTACACTTACCAAAATAGACTGTGGTGCAACGTCTGTCGGCACGGGCTATCTTACAAAGACAGCCCAGGGGCAGTATTGCCTTCTGTCTATGTCAGTTAAGAATATTGGCGACCATTCCCAAAGCCTGATTGCCAGTAACCAATACCTCTATAATGCTACCGGTCAGCAATACTCGGCTGATGACGTGGCTACGATGTATGAATCACCCGATAATAATGCCTGGTATGACAACATAAATCCGGGCAATAGTGTTACAGGCACTGTGGTTTTCGACATACCTAAGGATCAAGCGCCCGTGACGGCATCCCTCCACGACAGCCTTTATTCAGGTGGGGTGAAAGTTAGTCTTAAGTAAGGGTCTAGTAGTTCGAGTTGCTATTAACCTGGACGATGTCCATGGTCTTGCTGTCGGTCTTAGAATATTCACCGACAAACGATAGGTTCTCAACAAAGAAGTCATCGAGGCCAGTATTAACAGAGAAGCTATTGTAATAGGTCGAATAGAAGTTAAATGCGATTTTCTCCTGTGAGGTGCCTGAGCCGACTCCGAGGAAGGTGATTATCTTAGAGGTACCCGGGTTGGAGTAGTAGTTATCCCGATCAGTGGTGCTCTCGAAGAACAATGTCATTTTGCCGGAGACTTCGAAGTCTTTCTGGCCGATGCGGGTCGCGCTGTTCTGGCCTGATTCGAAGATGACCTGCGAGTTATTCTTAATCGTGAAGTCAAAATCAGTCAACGGGGTGGCCGCGGCCGAACCAGCGTTAGTGAAGCTGGAGCCGGACTGGTAGGTGTAGTTAGCCCAGCTGAATAGGGTGCCGGAGGCGGTTGAGCTGGTGCCGGAAGCGGTCGTTACCGGGAACAGCGTCTGCATCGTAGCTTTGGCGGTCGCCAGGCCATCGGATACTTTTACTTCCAGCGAATCGACGGTCGAGCCGGTAAACAGTTGCCGGTCGGTGACGCGGTCATTGTAAATACTGAGCGAGTAAGGCGTATTAGCCGAAGCCACGACATGGGTGTGCTTCTTGACGCTGCCGGATACGACGGTGCTGGAGGTCGAGCCCATGGCCGCGGCTAGGAAGTATCCTGATAAACTCGGGTCCAGATTGAATTCGATATCACCACTGCCGCTCTTTTGACCGGCGACGGAGCTGAAGACCTTATCGCGCATTGCATAACTGGCGGTGTTCTCTATAGGCTTGTGGACGCCTTCCATAGTATTGGCTGTCCAAAAAATGTTATCGGTCATGGCGGCGGGAGTCCCGAAGGTCGTCTCTACGCCTACGCCGATCCAGCCTTTCCTGCTTGAGTTAAGTGACATCTATATATTCTCCTCTGTCTTAATAATATGTTTAATCCACATCCGGGTTTACTGCCCGACTTCTATCTGGTAGGTGATGGCTGCTACCCGCATATCCGGGTCCGGCGCCGTAGCGTAGCCCCACTTGATATTCACCGGTTTCCCGTAGGTGTTGGCATTGGCATTGATGGTCGAGTTGTTATTCAGCCGGGTAACGATATCATCGACCAGCTTACGCATCGTCGATTCGACCTCGGCCTCCTTATTCAGCCTGTCCGCCAGGCACAGGATATTGAAGCTGAAACTGTCCTTATTCCGTGAGGTATCGGCGAATTCACCGGCTAAATCGGTGGAAGTGACCACAACGGCCGGGTAAGATTCGAACTGGGTAGCTGCGTAGTCATAAACTGAGCCGACCAGCGTCGAATTCTCAATCTCGCTGACAATCTCGCCCGAGTAAAAATCAAAGCCCTGGTAGCTCATGCCGTCGCCATCCTTATCAGCTCATCAGCCGCCTCATCCATCTGCTTATCGACGTAGGGCATCGATTCATCGATTGCCGGTCTGAAGTAGGGCTGGGCCTCCATACCGCGGGTCCAGCGAGCGAAGTATTTAACCCCGCCGCTCTCAAACACCATGGCCTTGGCGGTTTTAGGGAAAATCAGGTGGGCGCCGTGGGGGTCGAATAAGCCGGTGCCCTCTTCGACGTAAACACCGTATTTTTCATTAACGGTGGTCATGGCGCCGTAAGTGATAGGCTCGGCGATAATCGAGCGGGCCAGCGAAGTGCTGCGCTTGGGGACTTTACCCATCGCCAGCCGCCGGACTTGGGCCGCCGAAGCCAGGGCGGCTTTCTCGACGACCCGGCGCGTCGAATCCTTGGCGACCTTGGTGCCTTTTATCAGGCCGTCTAATCCGATGATAGTGATACTCATTGTGTGTCCGCCTCCGCTACCAGCTCGTAATGCGGCGCCACGATATAATCGAACCGCTGGCGACCCCTGACTATAAACTTCTCACCAGTACCGGAAACTGTCAGGCGGTGGCCTTCGGTGATACCGCTGGCAGAGGTGAATATCTGGTAGGTCTTAAAGAACATTCCATCGTTCATATTGGCGAATTCCTTGCCGATCGGCTGGATATTGACGGCTATCGAAGAATAGCCGGGCAGCGGCATATAGACGAAGTTGACGCCGCTAGCCGTCCGGTACTCGACACTGACAAACTTATCAAACAGCACAATCTTAGCCTCCTGCCGTCCGGCGGTAGCCGCCCTGGTCGAGCATCATCTTGGCCTGCTGGATATAAATCGAATCGACCATATTGGAACCGACGCTGCCGCGGAGCTGCCTGGAATAGCTGAACGAGCCCTGTCGGACTTCCTGGGCGCCCATCGGATTTAAACGCCGGGTCAGGATATCGCGCACCCATAAGTCGCAGGCATCAGCCAGGTCCGGCGGGGTAGCTGAAAAGCCGCCGGTATAGTCAATCTCATAGTAAGTGTTGGCATCCTTAAGCGTCACTAGCTGCTGCGAGCCGCCGATCGACAGCGTACCGACCCCGGCCAGATATGAGCTGGGATAATTTACGTAAGTATAAGGATAAGGCACCTGGTAATATTGCTGGCCATTGCCGGATATCGTCAGGCTGGTCGAGAAACCGCCCTTAACTAAGCGTATGGCGCTCACAGAGCCCTGCTGCAGCGGCCGGACGCGTGGGAAGATGACCAGGTCGCCCGCGGCCGTAATGACCGTCGGAGCCCGCTCTCCGCTGACCGTAGTGAATAAGAAGGCATCGACCTCGCAATATGATTGTATGGCGGCCGTGGCTGTGCTTATAAAGCCGGAGATAGTAGCATCAGCCCAAGGCGTGACATCAATCTCAGGGTTGCGGGCCTTGAAGCCCGATACGGTTATAAGGTTTTGGATGGCGTAAGGCGGATACATAATTTCTCCTTGCTGATTAAGAGCAAGCCGGAGCCCTCCCCAAGGGGAAAGAGGGCTCGCGGCTTAATCTCAAGGACTAAGCCATGCTGAGGTTGCCGACAGACAGCTGGAATACTTCGCCAATCGTCTTTAAGACGGTAGTTTCGTATACCCGGCTGACTATGCTGTGGTTGGAGGTTGGGACATCGTAGATGCTCAACGCTTCCAAGTCTTCCATCTCAACCCAGTTCTGGCCTGAAGCGTCGCGCACTGTTAGCAGGTAGGCATTGCCACCGGCATACCGTGAGGTGATGACTTCAATCAGGTTTCCAGTTACAGGGTTAACAATCCGAGCAAGTCTCTGACCGCCAACCGCATTACCTTGGTCATCCATGGTGATGCGCTGTATAGAGCCAGTCCCAGCCAAAGCGTTGCTCAGGGCCTGGTTCTGGACGCTGGAGGCGATCCAGTGGGTAGGAGCTTCCGCTCCCTTCTCGAACAGAGTCTGGGCGTAGTTGCCTACACCGGACGCGGTAACATAGCCGCCGCCGCCGTTCTTGACGTTGCTGGTGATCTGCACGAACAAACCGTCAAAATCGGTGGAAGTGGTGGTGGCGTTACCATTCAGGATCAGGTTCTCTTCGCCGAGCATGACTTCGACGGTCTTGACCTGCTCGAGCTTGGCGCGGATGTCTTCTAAGCGTCCACCGCGGTTAGCGGCGATCTGCTGGCGGCCAATCTCCACATCACGGCCTAAGTTCTTGTAAGACGCGCTTACGAACACGTAGGTCTGGGTCGTGGCGTTGGCGGTAGAAGCATCAGCGAAGCTGACAGCGGTATTGGTACCTGAGCTGGTGTTGTCCAGGCGGGAGGTCAGCTTATTCCAACCGGCAGCCTGGCCTAAACCTTGGGTTCGGGGCAGTGCGGCACGGATTGGAGCCGTGGTAGGAACTAAAACTTTGATGACAGGGTCAAGGTTCTCCGGGGAGAATATTGACCTAACGGGTGGGTCGAAGGTGTAAGTGCTTTGGGTGACGGCGGTTTTCTTAATC